GTATCATTAGCCAATAGAGATTTACCTACACAAGATGGTAAGCTTATAGAACTACAAGCGGCAGTAGCTATAAGACCTAAAATAAAACAAATTATAGATAAAGAATATTTACCTTTTGCAGATCAAGTTGTTAGAGAGGGATTTAACAAACAAGCTAAGAGAATAGAAAAAGCTTTTAAGAGAGTTGGTAATATACCTGTTGAGTTTCAAGAATTAACTAAGGGTGATCTTGCTTTAGTTCAAAATTTAAAACAGCAATATTACACACAGTTTAAAGATGTATCAAATACTTTTACAAGAAGATTATCAGAAAAGGTTTATCAGAATACTTTAGTTGGTTCTGATTTTGCAGATTTAGAAAAAGAATTACGACAAACTATTAATGGTATTTATGCTAGTTCAGATGATGCAGAAGCGAATCGTTTAGTTGAGTTTATAGAAAATAATAAATATAAAAAGTCTATGCAATCAAGAGTTGATAAAGCAGTTCAAACATTACAAACTAAATTTGCAAGAGATCGTGTTGGTGAGAATATGAAAAGGTTTGCTGGTCAGATATTAAACGACTCTTTACGAGATTTTGATGCTACTTTAAATTTCAATAAGTCAAAAGATGCTGGTCTTACATTTGTTAAATATTATGGAGATGTAATACCCACAACAAGAGACATTTGCAGAAGATTAGTAAATGGTGTAATAAAATCTAAGAGAAATGATGGTCTTTTTACGATTGATGAAATCAGGCGAATATGGTCATCAAGAAGCTGGTCAGGGAAAAAATCAGGGAATCCCTTAGTAGTTCGAGGTGGTTATAATTGTCGTCATCAATGGAGTTACGTCAATCCTGATTGGTATGATAGTAGCGGTGAACTAATAATATAGGAGTAAAAAATGTCAGAAGATAAAACACAAGAAACTTCAGCACCCGTTGAAGCTAAAGAAGAAGTAAAACAAGAACAACCAAAAACAGAATCCAAATCTTTCACACAAGAACAATTAGATAATATTGTTCAAGCTAGAATAATGGCAGAACGTAAGAAGTATGAAAGAAAAATGGAAGAAGAAGAAAAACAAAAAACAGAACTTCTTAAACAAAAACAAGTAGATGAAGCTAAATCAAAAGCTGAAATAGAGAAGTTAATGAAAGAGAGAATAGCCGAAAAAGATAGTGAAATCTCTAAATATAAAATAGAAGTTAAAAAAGAAAAGATTGATAATTCTATCTTATCTGTTGCATCAAAGAATAATGCAATTAATCCTCAACAAGTCGTACAGTTAATTGAAAGAGAAGTTAAATTAAATGATGATGGAAGAATAGAGGTACTTGATAATAATTCTAATGTAAGATATAACCCAAAAGGTGAACTCTTAACAATAGAAGATAGAGTTAAAGAGTTCTTAGATACGAACCCACACTTCCGTAATGCAACAACACAAGGTTCAGGAAGTAAAGCAAGTATCGGTGGTAATACTGTAAAACCCTTAAATATTCAGGACTTAGATATGAGTAAGGAAGAAGATCGTAAGCGATATTCAGAATATCGTAAAATACGAGACTCTAGACCGACTCAAATTAATTTAACAAATAAATAATAAAGGAAAAAAACAATGAGTGCAGAAACAACAAGTTCCACACTATCGGAACTATACACAGAGATAGTAGCAGAAGCATTGTTTGTAGCAAGTGAGAGATCAATTATGAGACCTCTTGTGAGAAACTATGCAGTAACAGGTGGTGGAAAGTCAGTTGAAGTTCCAATCTATGCGGCAGTAAGTGCGGCGGCAGTATCGGAAGCGGCTGATTTATCTAACACAGCAATCGACCCAACTTCAGTAACAATTACTTGTTCTGAAAATGGTATAATGACAACTCTAACTGATCTAGGAAGAAATGCGGCTCCAAGAAACGTAGCGGCAGATATTGGTAGATTGTTCGGAGAAGCGATTGCAAAAAAAATAGACAAAGACTTAACAGCTTTATTCGGTGGTTTTTCAACAACTGTCGGTTCAGCTTCAACAGCTATGTCGGCGGCATTAATATTCCAAGCAGTAGCTAAATTAAGATCAGCTGGTGTTTCAGGAGAAAATCTTAATGCTGTTCTTCACCCACAAGTAGCTTTCGATCTAAAATCAGGTCTTACAAATACATTTGCTAACCCTAATGCTGGTGTTGGTAATGAGATTTTAAGATCAAGCTTAGTAGGTCAAATCGCTGGTGTAAATATATTTGAAAGTTCAAATATGGCAGACGCATCAGGAAATGATCCTGGAAGTACAGGTGATTATAAAGGTGCAGTATTTAATCCTGACGCATTAGGACTAGCTATGATGCAAGACTTGAAAATCGAAACTCAAAGAGATGCGAGTTTAAGAGCAGACGAGATTGTAGCAACAGCAGTTTATGGTGTTGGTGAATTAAACGACGCAAATGGTTGTGAAGTAGAGTCAGACTCATCTATTCAATAATCATAATTTTATCAGGGCAAGAAATTGCCCTGATATTAAATAGGAGAATATATGGATATAAAATTAACAAATGGAAAAAAAACCATTATTAGATCAAAAATACAATACGAAGCAAACGTACAACATTTTAAAATGAGAGGATTTACACCTCTTGAAGAAGAAAAAAAACCAATAAAAAAAGCGACTACAAAAATTATTTCTGATAAAGTAGTGCAGTTAAAACCTAAAAGAAAAACAAGGAAGAAGAAATGAAACATTTAGAAAAATACATAACGTTAGCAAAACAACACCCTAAGATAGCTTGTGGTATTGCAGTAGCTTTAGTTATAATAATTTGGGCTTTATAATATGGCTAACTATACAGGTGCGAATGTAATTGTTGCTGGAGATGTAACTAAGTATCAACCTGATGCTTTTGGTTTTGGTATTGGTGCAACAGATACAGAAGCAGTAAATTTCTTTGCACAAACTACTAATGATATTTTAAGACAATTAAGAACTGAATGGTGGTCTGTTTATAAATCAAATGTATATACTGATATTACTGTTTTAAATACTAATGAGATGGATAACACAAAAGTTAATTTAGATCAGTTTGAACGTGCTGGTGTATATTTATTTTTAGGTAGATTTCTTTGCCCAGCTTTATCTAAATTTAGACCTGAAACAGAAAAAGACAGATTTGAAAGAATGGTAGAACATTATATGTCAGAATATAATAAAGAATTTCAATCTATTTTAGAAGATGGTGTAGAATATGATAGTACAGGTGATGGTTCTATTGTTAGCAATGAAAGAGAACCTTTACACGGAACTAGAAGATTGATTAGATAATGGCTGTCAATATAAAGTTCACTACTAACACAAAGCAAGTACAACGAAATATTAAAAGATTCCAAAATAAATTTCCTGATATTATACAAAAAGGATTAAAACAAGCTGGTTTTCAACTTTTAGAGTTTATAAGAACAAAAACAAAAAAAGGATTAAGATTTGATTCAGGAAGATTTGCTAGTTATTCTGCTTCTTATTTAAAACAATTATCAAGAGAGGGTAAGCCGACAAAAGTAGATTTATTTTATTCAGGTAGAATGTTAGGAAGTTTAACACCAAATACAACAGTTAAAAAAACAGGTAAATTTAAAGTATCATTGGGATTTTCAAATGCAGAAATGAGAAAAAGAGCATTATTTAATCAAGTTCTTAATAAACCTGAAAGACCTTTTTTTGGTTTTAATGATAGGACAGAAAAAGCAATTAAAAAATCTTTTAACAGATTTGTTGAAAAAGAAATAAAAAGGCATTTATGAGTGTAAGAGAAAACATAGCATCAAATTTATTATCAACTATTTCAGGTATTAGTAGCCCAATAACAATTAAAAAAGCTACTAGACAACCTTTTCCTATTGATGAACTTTCAGAACAACAATACCCAGCAGTTATTGTGCAAACATCAGAAGAAACTAGAGATGATTCGGAACTAGGAAGTGGTGCAAGAACAAGACATGGAACTATTGATTTTATAATATCAGGGTTTGTTAAAGGTGCAGAATCTAATATAGACACATTAAGAAATCAATTAATCACAGCTATTGAAACTGCTGTTGAAACTGATATTACAAGAAATGGTAAAGCATTAGATACAATGGTTGTATCTTGTGAAACTGATGAGGGTTCTTTATTTCCTGTTGGCGGTATAAGAATGACAATCAGATGTATGTATGAATATCAATCAGGAACACCATAAGGAGAAATAAATGGATAAAATTATAAACAAAATTCAAAAGAAAATAGATGCAATAGAAAAATTACACGATAAAGAGAGTCTTATGTGTGAAGAAGTCAAAGACTTACTTGAAGAATTAAGAGAAAATCAAGAAGAAGATAATGTTAATGAGGAAGATTTTGAGGAAGATTTTGACGAAGAAGAAATTGACGAGGAAGAAGATAAGTAGTAAAAGGATTTATTATGGCTAAAGATATTAAACTATATAAAGATGGGAATGAAGTTACAATTAACGAAACTCAGCTTGATAATTTTTTAGATTTAGGTTGGAAGCAAGATCAAGACAAACAAGTAAAAACAAAAAAGGAAAATAAAAAATGGCAACACACTTCGGAAAAGAAGGAGTAGTAACTGCTGGTGGAACAGGTATTGGCGAACTAACAGGTTACACACTTGAAACAACTGCTGATGTTGTAGAAGATACTCAACTATCAGATGCTGGTAAAACATTTGTAGCTGGAAGAACATCATTTTCAGGAACTTTAGAAATGAGTTATGATGAAACTGATTCTCCACAACAAACATTAACTGCTGGAACAACAATATCTTTTATATTAGCACCTGAGGGTAATGCTTCAGGAGATGAAACTTTTACAGGTTCAGGTATTGTTACAGGTATGAGTGTTAATGTTACGTTAGAAGGAATCACTACTAGATCAGTTACTTATCAAGGAACAGGTACACTTACAAGAGGAACTGCTTAA